CTGCGCATGGAATATGCGGCCGAAGCTTTCCAAAACCTTTTGATGTGCGAGTTCGTCAACGATGGCGACTCCATCTTCCCGCTGACCATGCTGCAGCCGTGCATGGTGGACAGCTGGGTCGAATGGGCCGAGGACTACAAACCCTTTGCCGCGCGCCCCCTGGGGGATCGTCAGGTCTGGATCGGATACGACCCAGCCGAAACCGGCGACACCGCTGGCCTGGTGGTCGTGGCTCCCCCGCTCGTGCCAGGTGGCAAGTTCCGGATCCTGGAGCGTCACCAGTTCAAGGGCATGGACTTTGCCGCCCAGGCTGAATTTATCCGCAAGGTCACGCAGCGCTATTGGGTGACCTATATCGGCATTGATACCACCGGCATGGGTGCCGGCGTGGCTCAACTGGTAAAGCAGTTCTTCCCTGCCGTCACCACCTTTAACTACTCGCCCGAGGTCAAGACGCGCCTGGTCCTCAAGGCGTTTGACGTCCTCAAGAACGGCCGTCTCGAATTCGATGCCGGCTGGACCGACATGGCCGCCGCACTGATGGCCATCCGCAAGACCGTGACCGCAAGCGGCCGGCAGTTCACCTATACCGCTGGGCGCAACGAAGAGACCGGCCATGCGGATCTCGCCTGGGCCTTATTTCACGCCTTACATAACGAGCCGCTCGAAGGGCAGACCGCTGCCAATACCGGCTTTATGGAGATTCATTGATGAGCACGACCACTCAAGCGCTGCCACCCGAAACGGTATTAGCGACTGGCTCTTCCTCAGCCGGTATCGAAGCCTTTACCTTTGGCGACGCCGTCCCGGTACTCGACAGCCGCGAGGTGCTCGATTACCTGGAGTGCTGGTTTAACGGTCGTTACTACGACCCGCCGCTCTCGTTTGATGGGCTGGCTAAATCGGTGCGGGCCAGTGTGTATCTGCAGTCAGGCCTGAATTTCAAACGCAACATGCTGGCCCGCACGTTTATCCCGCACAAGCTCCTGAGCCGCGCCGCGTTTGAACAGCTGGTCCTGGACTGGCTGACCTTTGGCAATGCCTACCTGGAGCGCCGCCGCTCGATGCTGGGTAGCACACTCACGCTCTCCCCTGCCCTGGCTAAGTACATGCGCCGCGGCAAGGACGACCAGTTCTACATGGTCCAGGCCTGGAGAGAAGAACACGCCTTTGAGCCGGGCTCGATCTACCACCTGCGCGAAGTGGACATTAACCAGGAGATTTACGGCCTACCCGAGTGGATCGCCGCGCTGCAGTCGGCGCTACTCAACGAGTCGGCCACCCTCTTTCGCCGCAAGTATTACAACAACGGCAGCCACGCCGGTTTCATCCTCTACATGACCGACCCGGCCCAGAATGAGGGCGACGTGGACGCCATGCGGCAGGCGCTGAAATCGGCCAAAGGGCCGGGCAACTTCCGCAACCTGTTCATGTACTCGCCCAACGGCAAAAAGGACGGCATTCAGCTGATCCCAATCAGCGAGGTGGCAGCCAAGGATGACTTTGGCTCGATCAAGAACATCAGCCGCGACGACATGCTCGCGGGTCTACGGATACCACCACAACTCATGGGCATCGTGCCGCAAAACGCCGGGGGCTTTGGTTCGATCCGGGACGCGGCGCTGATCTATGCGGCCAACGAACTAGAGCCCGTCCAGGCGCGCCTGGCCCAGCTCAACGAGTGGATCGGTGATGAGGTGATCCGCTTTAAACCTTACGAACTCGCTTTACAGCAATAAACCAATCAATACACGAAAAGGACTTCACGATGACTTCCCCAATCATTCCATGGATGGGTGGCAAGCGCCGCCTGGCTGACCGTATTTTCCCGCTGTTTCCGCAGCATTCCTGCTATGTCGAGCCCTTTGCCGGAGGTGCGGCCCTCTTCTTCCTGCGGCAAGTGCCGGCGGAGGTTGAGGTGCTGAATGATGTCAATGGCGACCTGGTGAACCTGTATAGGGTCGTGCAGCATCACCTGGAGGAGTTTGTCCGGCAGTTCAAATGGGCGCTATCCAGTCGGCAGGTGTTCAAGTGGCTGCAGCTCACCGACCCGCAAACGCTAACCGACATCCAGCGCGCGGCCCGCTTCTATTACCTGCAGCAGTCGGCGTTTGGTGCCAAGGTTGAAGGTCAGACCTATGGTACTGCCACCACGACGCCGCCCGGCCTGAATCTCCTACGCATCGAGGAGAACCTGTCCGCTGCACACCTGCGCTTGTCTCAGACCTACATCGAGCACCTATCCTGGCAGGACTGCATCAAGAAGTACGACCGGGAACATACGTTCTTTTATATGGATCCGCCCTACTGGGAAACGGAAGGTTATGGCGTGCCGTTTGGCTTTGAGCAGTTCGAGGAAATGGCCCGAGTGCTAGGCCAGCTCAAGGGCAAGGCCATCATCAGCCTGAACGATCACCCAGCGATCCGCGAGGTGTTCAGCGCTTTCCACATCGAGAAGACCGATCTGAAATACACGGTCGGCGGTGGAGGTAAAAGCCCGGCTGCGTCCGAGGTATTGATTTTCAGCTGGAACCCAGCAGATGAACCGCCGGGCTTGTTTTGAATAGCAAAAAGGCTCCGTATCTAGCGGAGCCTTTGAGATACCACATACGTGACATCTATAAATTATTTATTTATTTTTTCTTAAACAAGAATAATAAGGAAGCCTATATATAGCTTTTGCAGTACTCTCTTTAGGAATACCAACCATATCAAATAAGGCAAAAACAAGCATCGCCTCTATAAACGAGCACTTTTCCAATATCTCATACTCATCATTATTATATGGATTTGCATGAGTAATATCATTTCTAAGATCGCAAGTTGCCTGTATGTCTCCTAGACCCAACCTCCAGCTTCCTTTAGCCTCATCAGGCAAAGTTTTATAAAACTCACCCACACAAGCCGCCGTATTATAATAAGACTGATTAAGTCTAGGAATCCTCTTTAGAAACGACCTTACTTTCCCAGCATCTCCAAAGTAATCAATCATTGCCGGCTTAAATCTTTCAATTAAATCATCAAGCTTTTGAGGATCGAGGTAATTCTTTTTCTGCTCAACAATTGATTCTAAAAGCCTAAAATAACCAAGAAACCTATCCTCAACATTACTCATTCTTCTATACTTTATATATTTACTCCATTTATCTAAACTAACAGAATTCAAATTGAAATAGTTATTTATAGAACTCAAAGGGAGCGGAGGTAATCCTAAGCTATCAAAAGCGATCTTATGCCCGAGAGGATAAACTATGATTCTTCCTGAAAAATTTTCTGTGCTATTGAATTTTGGAAAATACAAATACCCAGCGCTTACAAAATGGTCAAACTCACTATCTATCAACTTAATCTTTTCTATAGACAACTCCTTGCCACATAGAACGCTAATAAAATTATAAATCCTTAAAAACTCAGTCATAGCCGAGTTACCTGAAAAATCATCCTCCTTAAAAACTTGTAAGAAAGGTGGAAATTTTATTCCTGCCCCATAATCAGTTGATGATTGAAAAACTTGAGTGCTATATCTAATTGAAAAATATCCGAAATTATCTATTGCCTCTAATATTTCATACTTATCAAAAATATCATCTGCGTAAGGATCAGCAGCATAACTGTTTAAAATCTCCCCTTGCGTTTCTGTTATTCCAACCCAAGAGTTTATGGTTTCTGAATAAATATTTATCAAATCAATATTTATATCTCCATACATGCTTTGAGCAAGAATTACAAAACCAACATCATACAAATACTCAAAATGAGTCATGCCTTCAGGATTTGGGCGGAGACTTTTATCAGAGTGCTCCTTAGCTGATAAATTATAAAGGACAAACCTTTTATTGAGAGTTTCACATTCAAGGGTATCTATTTCAGAAAATCTTAAACTTGGCCGTCTCTCTCCGACACTATCACCTGAAATTCTAATACTTATTGATTCTGGAGATAGACTTAACCTCCCATGGAAAGAAAAATCTCCTTGCCTTACATTTACGTCTATCTCGTAACTTTCATTAAGATTCAAGCAATCCAAATTATCAAAATTCATTATATCCATCCTTGTTTAACCGGAAAAATAAAAGGCCCCTTAGATAGGGGCCTTTTGTTCAAGCAGCTTCTAAGCCTACTGATAACCGTTTGCCTAGAGATAACAGAGCTCGTTCTACCTGCTCAATTTTAGATGAATGAATAAAGTCCACCATACGGTGCACCAGCTGCAAGTTAACGCCCATCCGGCGGGCTAGATCGGCCTTACTCAATCCCATATCACACATCGTATTCCACAATGCGAGCTTGGCCGCTGTCAGTGTCGAGAGCGGCAAGACGTACTGGCCTGGTTCGGCTGGCACTGGATCTGGGATGCGCTTATGTTCATCCACATACATATCGAAGACGGTTTCAAGCGCATCGGTAGCTTCCTCGAAAAGCTCTTCGATATTGTCAGCCGCCGCGTGAAACTCAGGCAACAAAGGGCATTCAACGAAAACGCCCTGCTCAGACTCTTGGATATTCAGTGCGTATTGATATTTGGTCATTTGTGCCTATGCCTGCTTTTAACTACTTGTAATTTCTAAAACTCTTAACATCCAAGCTAACGGGAAAGAAACCAGCCAACCGGCGAACCGGTTGGCTGGAAGAAGCTCAGTCCTTGAGCTTCAGCTTTTTGATGATCGCCTTGCGGATGTTCTCGTCCAGTTCCTTGGAGCCGTGATCCGCAAAAATCGTCATTTCCCCGTTGGCGTAAATCTTGAAGTGGCTTGTGCCCTTTCCAGCTTTAAACTCAACTCCCCTTGCCTCCAGCCATCTCCGAAATTGACTACATTTCAAGTCCTTCTCCTTATTGGCTGTTGGTGGAATCATTATAACAGAAATGTTATTAATGTCTAACATTTCTGTTATTTATTTTCTTCGCTATATGTTTTCTTGAGTTCCGATATAAAGGTATGCGTAGCCAATAGGGTATACCTTATCGACTACAGCGAGACATGGCTCAGATTTCAAGGCTGCCAGGCGACTAACGGCAGTTATCTTGGATTTTCTAGATAAATAACATGTGGTTACATAGATATTTTCTGGTTTTATCGCGATAACTATGTCTGAACGTTACGATCCTAAAGGTCATTATGAGCTGCGTTACAACGGGGTAAAATGTGCTGAGATCATCGCTGGCCGCTATGTTGAGGGCCGTGATCTAGATCTTGTTACAGGTGAGATAAAAGAAAACGTTTTATGGATAGGAGGCCGAAGAATCGGCCCGGTTGAGAAGCTGACAATTACTCGTTGTTCCGATGGTCGCCGATTCGAGCTGGTTCCTGTTCAGCAAGTTTGAAAGATGGGCTCTTCTCTGTGGCTGCTCCGCAATAAGCCTACATTTTCCAGTTATACAAAAACTCAAACTGATAAAACTAGCGGGCTAAGATAAACCTCCCTCTTTTGTCGGCTAGGTAATAGCTATTTTTGTGTAGTCATTAGGGTGTACCCCAGCGACTACACCCAAAACAGACCTTTTAGGTGTAGCGATAAATGGGTAAAACGACTTATACGACTACACGTATAATTCGCTACACCTAACGACTACACCCGAGGCTTTAAATGTTCATTCGCGCCTACCTTCGAGCCAGTACCGATGACCAGGACGCTAATCGGGCTCGAAAGACGCTCCAATCCTTTGCAGCCGATCAAGGTGTCCGTATCGCTGCCTTCTATATAGAGAATGCCTCGGGCACGACAGTGGACCGCTCCGAGCTGCTGCGGCTACTTGCTGACGCTTCGCCTGGTGATGTGCTCCTGGTCGAATCAGTCGACCGTCTGACCCGTCTCCCCAGACCGGCCTGGGAGCAGTTGCGTAACCAGATCGCAGCGGCAGGCCTCCAGGTGGTCGCGCTCGACCTGCCCATTACACATGCCGTACTCAAACCTACGGGCGAAGACGGCATTCAAGAATGGATGCTTAAAGCGATCAGCCAGATGTTTCTGGAATTCATGGCTGCGTTTGCGCGTAAGGACTACGACCTGCGGCGCGAGCGGCAAATACAAGGCATCGAGAAAGCCAAGAGCACCGGCCTATACCGGGGAAGGCAAACCGACCAGGAGCAACGGCGTAGGATTCAGGAGTGTTTGGCTAAGGGTTTCTCCGTTCGTAAAACGGCGGATCTGCTCGGCTGCTCGACGAGCACCGTATCCCGGTTCAAACGAGAAGCGGTAGCGCTTATACAGTCAGACGACCAGCTTTCTATTCTCTAGAAACAGAAAAGCCCCAAACTGGGGCTTTTTACGTTTAAAGATTAAACAAGGCGCTACCACTCTTCATGGGTTGCATTACCCTCCCCTACCGGGATCCAGTCTGCCTCGGGCATCCCTGGTGCACAGATCGCTACGCTAACCTTCTGGTTAGCGCTGGGGTCTGATGGAAGTATCGCGGCATGCTGAAAAGGCGTGTAGTCCGGCGGCCGCATGTAAGAGTTAGCCGCACGGTGAAACTCCCAGATCCCATGCTTTCCCGCGCTGCCTACGGATCGTTCAAGGTTTAAAGTCACGCCGCTTTCTAACCGGACTATAAGCATTTATTTAAATCTTTATTTAAATAATTAAAGATTGATTCATGCAAAGTAACTGCCTTGAATCTGATAAGCCATTCAGTAATCCACGCCAAACACGTGTTATTTAGACTGAGCTTTTCTAGCGTTAGCGGTATCTTCTAAGACCTGCTCTACATACTCAGCTTGGCCTATCAGCTCTCTAATTCTAGCCTTACGCTTTGCTGGAAGGTCCTTATTCGCCAATTGACTCAACGTACCTATCTTGTAGGTGATTCGCATAGCCAAAATAGTCAATAGCTCAATCTCGGCAGGTCTTCCAAATTCAAAGCTGGTAGCAATCACGCGAATGATTAAGGCTTCATCATTCTCTATCTCAGGATCGTTGGCCCAGTGACGGCAAATTTCAGCAGCCTTCTGGTCTTGTGGTAGTTCCAGGGAGTCGTCAAACATTAACCGCTGCTGCCTCGCATGTTCTGAGCTAGGTGACTAGCCTTTGGGTATGAATGAACAAAGGCTAGTTAATTCTTTAATTAAATAATTATTTATTTAAACCTCTTACCTGATTTAGTGCAACATCGATCTGCATAGCTAGATCCTTAGCAGCACTACCCTTTTTGCTTGCGTGATACGCAACGTAAGGCTGCGCGCGGTCCAGTAGATCAGCGAGCAGTCTTACTAGCCCATGCTCATTTGGTTGCTGCGTCATGCTCTTTTCCTCGAAAGCTGCTTCAGGAGTAATGTCCGAAACTGAGGCGGGAGAGTAGCCATATAGGTGGATAGCTGCCAGAACGGCAAGCTACCAGCGGCGGATAGAGATGTGTTGAGCACTGCTGTATATTGAATACGTGACATATAAAACCTATCGCGGTCTTGTGTGTTACTAGCCAGCGGCGAGGTCAGAGTCCCCGCTGGCTACCTACCTAAAACCTCAGCCGAGGTTTTTGGATTTCTTCCAGAGTGCGAAGCTCTCTTTCAAAATGTCGACCATGGCCATATCCAGTCCGGCAGCGGTGGTTCGGTAATCCTTCCGGAAATCAGCATCAACTAAGAAATTCATGGGCACTCTGTCTGAGCTGGCTGGCTTATCTGTATGGGTCTTGGTTGCCTTTATTTCTTCAGCGTTGCTATCCAGCTCTGGGGCACCCTTCGTGGATTTGCGCGGTGGCTTGCTTGGGGCTTGAACGGCCATATAAACCTCTTTATTTCTTTAAATATTTAATTAGTTAATTCGTTAAATCGATTCATAATTGATTGAATCAATTGCTCAGCCATGGCTTTAGGACCTGAGTAAGGCGTTTCGATAATTGAAAGCCCAAGATCGTGAGCGCGCGTAAAGGCAACTTTTCGAGGCAAGTAGCCATCAAGAATATGGAAGGGAAGGTAGCTCAGATACTCTTTAGCTTCTTCAAGCTCCCGCATTGAGTCACCTACATGGTTCAACGCAAAAGCTATCCGCTCGACAGGGACTTCATGCTTCTTATGCAGCGTGTCTGCCAATCTAACCGCTGGCCTAAGATCGTCTTTGGCTAAACCAGTAGGGATGACAAAAAGGTCTGACGCTTGAGCTATCTCTACTGTCTGACGGCTAGCATGGGGCGAGCCGTCAAAAAGCATCACATCAAAAGCATCAGCTCTTTTTAGAGCTTGGCTAACACTGCCAAAAACCTCGATTGAAATTTCTGGCTTCTGATCTGCCTTGAGTCTGTCTTTTTGCCAGTCAGTTGCTGTGGTCTGCTCAATGTCCATATCGGCAATTTTCACTGACCAATCATTCTGAGCAAAGGCTACAGCCGTTCCACGGCAAAGCGTTGACTTACCTGGCCCACCTTTCTGTGAGCCAAAACCGATGATCCTTGCCACCTGCGCGCCTCCTATTTAATTCTTTATTTCTTTAAATATTTAATCTGTAGCGAAGTATAAGCACACGAACGAGGCATGTTCAACAAATAAAGAATTAAATAATTAAAGAAGCCATGAACTGATTACCGGCGCGCTTGGCGCGCCTATGCCGTAAGGCGGCACCGTGAAGTGGCGAAAAGCCGAAGGCTTACAGCCTCTGGAGCGGTGCGATTCCAGGAGGATAGAAATGGTTGGCTTAGCTGAGGGGACCCCCTCGCGCTTTAGCGCGACGATGGGGAGCATTCTTAATGGAGCATGGCTCTATTGTTGTTCTGTTTCTTTAACGGGCTGATTAATGAATGACACCTAACGTCAATCATTCCGACACTTAATTGAAATTGGATGAAAGGGATCGGTCCTGCCTTGCTGCAACCAGAGTACGGATCATCAATAACGCATGCTCAAGGGCGGTTATTTAACGAGGAAAACACGCTGAAAAGGGCCTTTATTCATGGCCGGAAAGAGTAGGGGATGAATCAGGCTGCGCCGTATCGCTCGGCGAGTATCCGGTCGGCTTCTTTGTTTACTGCAGTAGCAGGCCAGTCGGGGTGCTGCAGCTGCAACGCAATGGCCAGTTCGGTTCTGGCTTTCGACCAGGTCTGCGGATCAATTCTGTTTCGACCGGGCCGACTGGCTGACTTGTTGGCTGCTCGATCACTCCGGCCACCGATCACCAGGTGTGTTCGTGCCCATTGAGTCAGTGTGCCGCCGGCCTTGCTTGCCTTCTTGGCCAGGCGCTTGGTTGCCCGCTCCCGCTCATGCTTGAGCCACTCGGCCAGGCCAAACGCTGTAAACAAATGCTGCGATACCGCTTTGACTGCGGCCAGTCCTCTCCAGGAGCCATCAGCCTGCAGCTGTCTGGGTTGGGCAATAGTTACGATGTTAGCCCGCTTCAGATCGGCAAGGGCGCGCTCCATCCGGCGCTGGCTCATGCCGGTAAAGCTGCAGAGGTATTCAACCGTAAGGGACATAAAGCCGGTCGATGTAGGTACACCACATCGAAGGGAGGAGAGGTCTAGGAACTCAATGATAACGGAAAGGGCAAGCAGACAGGCCTCGCGCCGCTCGCTGCGTTGCTGGCGGGTGCTTTGGTTGGCTGCGTTCAAGGAGGGGAGGCAGGCAGGGTTACTGAAATAGTAACGAGTCCGCTCCTGCAGGGCGCGCAAGATCTTGGGCCGCTGCTTGTCGGTACTGCTCCTTAAATCCAGGCGTGGTGCTGCAGGATCGTGGCCGCAGAAGTTGCCGCCGTTGTTGACCCGTGTCACATACGCCCTACCACATAATCGCGTCATTTACAGCCCAAGGGGGCGCAACTGAGCGATGAGTGGACTTTTTTTGGCTTGCACGAAAGTGCACTGATTGCCATACTAAGCCTCAGTCATACGTTGATCTGAACAGGTCCGTCCGCCAAGATAGAGCCCGTTCTGAATTGTTCAAAAAAGCCCGGTTACCAGCCGGGCTTTTTTGTGTCCGCAATATCTATCTACGCGCTACGCTTTTCTCCCCTCGATTGGCCTGCTGTTCCAAGCCGCTCCAGGTGTAATGAATTCTCTTTGCCGGGCGCATCTTCAGCCTCAGCCGTTTGGTCCAGACAAAGGACCGCCGCTTATGATGCACGGCGGAGCGACCCGGCGCAACGATACAGCCACTCGACCAATCGCCATCTTCGCTGGCTTCCCTTGCTTTCCAGCCCCGCTACCGACCAACGGTAAGACCTAGGCCAGCCTCACGCGGCCCGATCACAACAAAAGCCCGTACGGCCGCACTGGTGCAATTTTGGGAAATTTTCCATGCTCCAGCACCCGGCGCGCGCAGTCGTCCCCCCACCTCGCCTGCGGGCTAAATAGGTCGCTTTTTCTGCACCCCTGCACTGGTCTCTGTACGGCCCACGGCGGGGGCTGCGCGGCGTTTTTAGCCTTGGGAAAACCCTGCAAAACCCTGCAGAGGTCCCCCTCACTACGGCCCCCCTGCGCGCCCACACGACCTGCTCCCGTTTTTACCTGCCTTGAGCGCTGCGCTCTTCTGTCAGAGCGCTCCGTTTGGAACGAGCGAAGGGCTTTCAGCCACTTCCGTCACTGATTACCCCGGCTCGCTTGCGAGACGAAGCCAAAGGCGCGCCGTGAAGCTGCTAAACGACGCCTGCGGCGTGCAGCAGCTGGAAGGGCGCTAAGACCTCCAGGCAGCTCTGTTGCCTCAAGGAGAAACCAGGGGACCCCGCGCGCCTGCAGGCGCGAAGTCGGGGAACATAAATACATAGGAGCCTGGTCTTACACCGTGCCTGGGTTATGCACAGGGCTTAAAGGCTCTGTTCTTTAAGCGAAGCTGGTACCACTGCATACCTTTTTTTGCATTTAACTTAAAACAGCACAGGGGCGAACTGATCGATGCGCCTTGATTAAGATCTGGCACACGAAAGCAGCAGCTGTTTAGAGCGAATCTGGGGCGTTTTGAGAGGTTTTGAGACGGCGGGAGGGTAACGGCAGGGGTACAGGCGAGCAGAGGCCCCGCTGGAAAGCGGTACGCTTGAGAGGAGGGCTATCGTCGAAAGAGGGCGTCTACCGCCTGGGTAAGGGCGCTGCCGGTCAGGCTGGGGTTTTGCTGATGCAGTTGGACAGCCAGCTCGGCTCTTCTGCGGTTGAATTCAACCTGCTGCTCGTGCTGCTGGTTTTCTGTAGCGATTCGCTCACGTGCCTGGAAATTACGGCGGCGGGCTTGTTTGGCCATAGAGGCCTCGGCCTGCTGTAGGGCTTGCTGCTGGGCTCGGCGCTGGATTTCCTTGAGCTTTAGCCGGCGCTTTTCTTTCTTGCGCTCCCGAGCCTGCTTGAGCTGGTGAGCCAGGCCTAGCTCGATAAACAAACGCTCCCGCAGGATAATCATGGTACGGGTGATCCAGCGTTTGCCATCATGAAACAGCCGTTTCTGCTCGCGGCGGATGTAGCGCGCTTTTTCCAGGAGTTTTAGGGCGCGTGAAAGGGAGCACTGATGGATCTCGGCATCTACCGCGATACCGTTCTGCAGATTGAGGTGGAATTGGCCTTCGTTATCCATCCAGCCAAGCACCATTGTGGCGATATCGACGCGGGCCATCATCGGTTCAGCGATTGCCGCAATCTTGCTCCAAACTTCCTGTCTGACACGGCGGCCTGACTGGTGAACGCAATCAAGCGAGCGCAGCCATGCTCCCTTACGCTCGCAAGCTTCTATTTTGATTCGTCTTGCAGCTTCGCCCAGAAACGTCCGCCGTTGATCATCGGATAGCGTGGCTACCTTAGTCTTGTCTCGATCAGGTAACGGCTTGCCCCGCTTGGCCACTGGCAGATAAAACGCAGAGGCCGGCGAATCAGCCGGGGCACGGCGCGTTTTACCTTTGCGCTGCAGGACTTTTGCAGCGGTGTTTTGAGCGGTTTGCATAACGTTTCCTTGTACAGCGGGCAAAGCTTCCCCAAACCCATTGAGAATTTTGGGCTGGTATTAGTGAGTTGAGCTGGGTTTAGGCGGCAGGTCCGGATCGTCGATACAGGCCGCGAAGACTTCCGCTATGGGTATTCGGTACCGCCGGCCTGATTCCGGATCTACAAGCACGGCGACTAGGCCAGTGCTGCTGTCTACGTCCAGGTAGCGATGCTCGGGCTCGGGCTTGAGTTCGGAGTAAGCACGGTCGACCAAGCGCTTGGCCGTGTGGACCGGCACCTGCAACCGCTCGTTGAGGTGAGTTACGGCGCGCTCGATCAGCTGATCTGTGTTGCCTAAATGCTCGGCTTGATGACGGATCAGGAAGGAAAGGGCAGCTGACTGCATGCTGTCCAGGTAGTGTTCAGGGGGCTGAATGTTCATGGACGCTGCTCCGAACCAGATTTATCCAGCGAGGCTGGCTTGGTGGAGCCCTGCGGGATCTTGGGCTTGAGCTTCCCGGTCACGGTTGGAGCCATGGGCACCATGTGATAAGGCTGCTCCAGCGCAGATGGCCGGATCTGGTGAACGATGGTCTGATGACCTTTGAAGGTCGCCCCGCAGTCGAAATTGGTGCACTCGTACCATACATTCTTGAAGCATGGTGCCTCCTCTTCTGTGGTGCGCATACGGAGCTTTTCACGGCAGCTCGGGCATTTCATTGCCATTGCTCCCATGGTTTTGCAGCTCCCCTATCCTCGGAAGCGGTGGCATTGAGGCCTAATTCTTCAGGTACGGACTTCATTCTCGTAAACCTTTGATACTGCAGGGCCTGGTGTTGGTTGGCAGTGACTACTGCCGCCGTTCAGGCGTTTTAATTGGGTTCATTGGGTTCCTCCTTCTTACACTTGGTACAGTGCCCGGCTACGTCCTGTGAGCTTTATAGCGGCACGGCGTAGACGAGTCTTAACTAGCCATTCTGCAGCCTGGTCTCGGTCCGCTAGCCCCTTGCGTTGCTGGACCCGGTCGAGCAGGTCGCACTCGCTGTCGTCATAATCAAAGCTTGCTTGAGGCATTCAAGGTACTCATTGGTGACTGGGTTCAAGCTGAGGCCTGGCCTAACATGCTCTGGGGCAGTAAGAGTTCTCTTGCTTCCTGCATAGCCAACTGTCGGAGCAAGGTGGCTTGATCGAGGCCGGTGTAATCCACCAGCGCATTGATCAAGGCCTGCTCGTAGTCGTCGAGGTTCATCGTGACGCGATTTTTACGAATTCGCTTAGTGTCCTGGTACATGTCAGAGTCCTGCTTAACGCTTCCCGCTGCCTTGGAAAACCCTGGCGCAATGCCGGGCGTGTTATCAACTTAAAATCACACCTTCTTTCAATCCCAGGAGAACCGCTGCCCGGTGGGATTCACCGCGCGTGCACTTCTTCTGGCCGTTCAATACGGCATACACCGTGCTGGGGCTCAGCTTGTTAGCTTTTGCGAACTCCTGCGCAGTAATTCCGAGCCTTCTCAGCCTGGCTTTAGCCTGATTCCGTGCTTGCTCGGGAATGTCTGCGTTCGGCATAGTGCAAAACCGTGTGATCCAGATGAATTTAAGCACTAGGTTGGTTCATAAAAGCGGACCTGTCAATACCGTGAGGTTCATGTTTTGCAAACTAGCGGCGCTCGACTCAAGGCAGAAAGGGAACGTCTTGGTCTTACTCAATCCAAAATTGCTGCGATTGGTGGAGTCGGTAAAACCACCCAGATTAAGTATGAGAAAGATACGAGTTCTCCAGACATTCCATATCTGGCTGCCGTAGCTAAAGCAGGGATCGATATTTTTTATGTGATAACGGGTGAGAGAATTAATGACTCTCAGCACACCCTGCTGGTTGACGAGGTTCAGCTGGTGTTGAACGTGCGCGGGCTGAATGATCCAGAACAGAAGACTATTAAGCGGATTGCCGAACTGATGGCGGCGGACAAGGCAGGAAGCGCTACAAATAAAAGCGATTAGACATAACGTGCGATAAATACGAGCCCAGATAGAAAGCTGGGCTTTTGTGTCTACAGGATCCGCATTAAATCCGTTATGCTTGTACATCAGTAAAACAACTCCTTTTGTAGATCCTGTCACACAAAAATACTGTATAACCAAACAGTATTAGATGAATGGTAGTGTATATAGATACAGTTCACAATACTGTATAAGCACTTTTTGTATGCCTATTCCGTTGCTTTCGCCTCTTGCATCTTTTCCCCCTACCGCTCTACGGCGCGCTTTGCCGTTTGCGGAAGTTACCAACCGAAGAAAGCAACCGGCTCTTGAAGCTCATTCAATCGCATTCGACAAGGCGTAAGCCCTGCAACCCTGGCCATGTGAGGTAGGACACATGGATACATATATGGAGAAGCAAATGAAGACACTGGTCATTAATGCTGCCAGCTTGGCTGTACTGCTCGGCAGCCACGCCGTGCATGCGGCTGATTGTGAGAGTGTGCTCAAGGCCGCTGCTGCCGAGCGTCATCTGACGCTTGTTAGCAAGGCAAAGACCCATGTCCAGTTTCACGATGGCCCAAGCGTTGAGGTGGTCGTCGGTTGCGAATTAGGAAAGCCGAACGCCTCGGTGTCGTGGGGCGGCCAGACCCCTGACCCAGCCTATTACGATCTGGTGGGACGCTTAGGACAAGCGATCAGCGGCGGCAAGCCGGCACAACTGATCCAGGCGGCTAAGAGCTGCCGACAGCAGGCGTTAAAAGACAGCGGGGAAGCCGGTCAAATAGAGCAGCCTAATTTCAACGTCGAGTGCCAAGCTTTCGAGCGAGATGGTGGCGGAACAGTTATCTCTATCTATCCTGAGTAACATTGTGAACTGCCGGTGAGCCTCAGTGCGCCTTGCCTGGGGCTTTTTCATTCCTTAGTTTCCTGCATCTTTCTCCACTCCCTGTCTACGGCACGCTTTGCCGTGTACTTATTGGCGTATAGGTAGTGCAATCGCCGTGGCTTGGTCTGGTCACCAGCCGTAATGGTCTTTTCTTTTCCCGTCTTCACATCGCGGTAATAGGCAATGATGCCGGTGTAGTCGCCAGGCATTTCCTCGTACAGGTCTGAAACCAGATCCTCGGGCAGCTTGGCCTCCAGCTCGATGCGCGTGGTGTAACCACCGTCTGCGGTGAGGCTGTGCTGGATGTTGCCGCCGTACCAGATGATCGCGTCGATCTCAGCTTTTACGCCGATAAAGGTGTAGGTCAGCTCCGGGATCAGATCCGGACGACCCAGGGCCAGCTGGTAAGTAAGGGTGGCACTGCCACGCTGCAGGCGGTTCCACTCGGCTCTGGCCGCTCGCAGGGCGCTCTGCTCGTCACTGTAGGTGTGTCGCAGGTCCTTTAGGTTATCGCTGCCACCGGCAATGGCGTGCTTCTTCTTCGCACTGTTTACATCGTAGTAATACGCGCGGACGCCTTCGTAACTCTCTCGATCCGCCTGCAGGTAGCTGTGCTGATCGTCATCCTGGCGGTTGAGGGTGATATGGCCCAGCTCTGCACCGCTGGTTGTCTTGCCTTTGCCTTGCGGCATAAAGATCAGCCGTCCGGCCTTGATGGTGGCCAGCGCATCATGATCCTCGCCTAAGCGCGTGAGCAGGTTGGCGTCGGATTCGCCTGTCTGGTCCAGCTGCAGCACCGATAGCGTGTCCAACTCCTGGGCAATACGAGCAGCCAGGCCCTGCCGCGCCGCAATAGTGCGCAGGATCGAGCCAAGCGTGGTATTGCTGTAGCTGGCATCACGCTTCTGCTTGAGTCCTTTCCTCAGGTCCGCGCTGCGAGCGCGAATGCTCAGAATATCCGGCGCGCCGCTGTGCTCGGTTTCGTCAACGATATAGGTGCCCTTGTCGACTAGGCCGGTCGTGCTCCAGCCCAGCCACAGGCGCACCTTGGCACCGCGTGACGGAATGGCCAGCAGGCCATCATGATCACTCAACACAATGCTGAGCTGGTCCGCTTCCAGGCCTCGGTTGTCGGTAAGGTCCAGGCTGATCAAGCGCGGACCGATCAGAGAGCTTATGTCCTTGTCGTCGACGGTGACCTTGTAAAGCGCTTGTGGGTACTCCAGCGCCTTGGTGAGCTGACCGAGCGGATCCTTTTTGATCGCCTCGGCCTGGTCGGCCAGGCTCTTGAACTGTTGCGTGGCTTGGTCATAGAAGCCCTTGGCCGTGCTGGTCGCCTGGTCGAGTAGTTCGTTGATCATAGAAGTTTACGCACTAGGTTATTGGCGGCGGCAACACCGGCACCGAGCAGGTCGGTACGGCCATCGTCGATGCGCTTGAGCGAGAGGCTGAATTCAATCCGGCGCGCAGCACCGTCCTGGAAAAAAATCGTCCGGGTCTCGCTGATGCTTTCAATCACCCATAACCCAAGGATGCGGCCGGTGCCCTCGATCATGGGCCAGGCCGAACCCGACTCCGCCATGAAGCGCAGCACGTCGAGGCTGGCTGCCATGCCGATGGTTTCCGGAGCAATCCAGCCGGGCAGGGTGATGCTGTCATCGCCCCTACCCACGAACTGCCGCGCCGGCGGTGCACCGACACGCGAGCTGCTCGCGTGCCGGTATTCGGTTTGCCGCTGCAGCTCCTGGTAGGCCAGGGTGCTGAGGCTGAAAATGAAGGTTCCTAACGCCATCATCATGAGGGGTTACTCCTTGTCCGATAGGCGCGAGCGCAGCCGGGCCGCTTTTTCGCGCTCTCGCTGGTCGAGGACCTGACCGATCTGTTGGGCCAGGTCGCGTGTGTTGACGCCGGGACCGGCGGTGATATGGATCGTGACCGTATCGCCTTGAATCACGAGCGGGGCAGAGGCCTGGGCAGCAGGTGGACGATCATCAAAGGTGACACCTGCAGCAGCGGGCAGGGCGGTCATGCCGGCACCGACGGCTACCGCACCGGCAGCGGTCAGGCGCTTGGCCGTGCTTGCCATTTGCGAGAGTGGGCCGTCTTCGCCCTTGGCCAGGCCTACTGCGAGGCCTTGCATAGTGAAGTCACCTAGCTGGGCAAATACGCGGCTAGGCGAGTGGATCCCCATTTTCTCTTTAAAAGAGGTCCACATCGTCCCGGCAACGTTTACAACCGAGTCCCTGAGCGCACCCAGCTGGCCCGTCATGCCGTTGATGAGGCCGTCAATAATCATGCCGCCAAAGCCGGTGAATTTGGCCGGTAGCTCAATACCCAGGTAGTTCAAAACGCCAGACCAGGCGCTGTACATGAGTCCAAGCGGGCTAAAGTTGGCCAAAAGCCCAGCAACACCTGCGATACCATTGGAAAAGCCGGTCTTGATCTCCTGCCAGAGCGAGGCGAACCAGGGGCCGACCGTGCTCCAGTTCTGGTAGATCAGCGTGGCAGCCAAGGCGATGGCAGACAAAACGGCACCGATAGGCGTGGCGACTGCCGCTACACCCACTATACGGATCGCTGTGGCTACCATGGGTAAAGCGGTCTTGGCCAGCTGGAACAGCGTACCAAGCAAGCCAACGCTGCGTAGGCCCATCAGGCCCATGCCATAACGTAGGATGGCAAAGGGACCAATCAGCGAGGCCATGGCAATAGTGAGCGCACCAAAACCTGCCGTCAGCGCACCAACGCCCAGGGCCACTTTCATCACGATGGCAGCCGTCGCCGGGTTTTCCTTGATCCAGGCAGTCATGCCTTTGGCTACATCTGTGACTGCCTTTAGCACCTGCAGGTAAGTGGGCAGCAGTGTGTCGCCCAGCTCCTTGTACAGGTCGGCGCGCTTGGCCAGCAGCTCCATCTCCTGGCCCGAGGCGATCTGCTGACCTTTGGCGTAGAGCTGATCGATACCGTCTGCACCCCGGTTAAGGCTGGCGTTCTTGTGGATCTGCTCGCGCTGCAGGTACATCTGGGCAAACAGGTTGGACGCGGTGCGGTTGGAGAAGATGCTACCAATGGTATCGATGACCTGCTGTTTATCGGTGATGCCCTTAGCCTTTAGCTGGGGCAGCAGGATCTTTTCCATCCACTCGAACTGGTTGGTTGCAAAGAGCTTACTGCCCTTGATTGCGCCGACATCCAGGAAAGCGATCTGACCGACCTTGTCGTGCTTGACCTTGCTCTCATCGACCAGGCCCAACTTGGCTAGGTTATTGGCGGCGCGCTTGGTGGTGCGGCCCTGGTAGATGTTGGAATAGGCACTCATCATCGCGGTACCGACGCGGTGGCCTCCCATTTCCTGAACCAGCGGCTCGAGCTGGTTGTAAAAGGCATCGTCGGTCAGGCCCTTGGCAGCCACGCCGCCGGTCTTGATCACGTTGAGCCATTCGTTCGGGCCGACCCGGCCGCCGGTGGCAGTGAGGATCTTCTGGACAATGTCCGCCTGATGACCAAAGGCTTCGGGACTGGCCAGGCCGCCGCGCAGCTCGATCACCTTGAGCATGTCCATGAACTTGCGTTCGTTTTCTGCGCCTTCTTCCTCGCCATACATAGCGTGGTTAGCAAACTTCATCTTGGCCAGTGTCGGAGCCACCAGTTCGGCATGGTGCTCGTCGGCAAAGACCGTCATGGCGTCCCGAACCAGCGTCAGGTTTTCTGTTGTACTGGTCCCATAGGTTTTCATCGCCTTGGCGTACTTGATGGCGTCCTTGGTGGCCTCGTCGCCCAAACCCAAAGCGGCCACGCGGTTGCTCTCCAGGGTGAAGTGCTTGCCTTCTTCCAAAGGATCGCGCAACACATGAGCCATCCCATAAGCCGCTCCAACGCTACCGGCACCGACCATAGCGGCACTACCGGCAAATGCCTTACCTTTTGCATATTTCTCACGTACGCGGGCCAAGCGCTCCTGCTTACCAGCCAACGTCTCCATGCGCTGCTGCTGGGTCTTGTAGGCCGTGTTTGCAGCGTCAATCCGCGTTTTGAGTTGCTTTTCACTCTCAGACAGGTTTCGAGTATTGATGCCGGCTTCGCGCAGTTTAGGAATGAGGCGTTGTAGCTCGGTACGTTGCTCGCTGTGCTTGTTCTTGAGCCGGTCCACCGCCGCACTGGCATTGGTAAAGGTCTTTTGGAAGGCCGCAGACGGGACGTCCATGGCTTTGAGTTGCTCTTTGTACTTTCTGAGTTGCTGCTGCGCCCGAGCAAGTTCTTCACCCGTCTTGCGCACGGCCTCATGCTGCCTGGTATAGCTTGAGACATCCGACTGCTGCGCGTTCAAGGCCTTGACCTGATCGCGGGCGGCTTTGAGCGCCTTGGCCGTGCTGTTGCTGCCGGCCATGATGCGCTTGAGGGGAGAGGTGACCTTGTCGAGTGCCGACAGCAGCACTCGGATCTGTAGGCTATTAGCTGCCATCGGGGTTCGCTCGTATACGGGCGCGTTCACGCCAATCCATTAATTCGGCCAGGCCCAGCTGGTCAAGCTGGGCGGGTTGCCAATGAAAGGTAATGGCAAGATCTGCCATGGCATCCTCTACATGCCTCGGAAGGCTTCCTCCTTCAGCGCTTTCTTCAACAAAAAAACGGAGATGCGGCCTCCTACTTCAGCCAGATCCGCCGGGTCCATGGAGCGCACCTCGTTGTCGGTCAGTGAGGGCTGGCTGATACGAGGCAGCACCTTAATGATGGCCGTGACCTCCAGGTTTAAAAGATCCGAAAGCGATACACCGCGCAGCTCGCCGGCATTGGGTTTGCGTAAGGTGATTCGTTCGATCAATTGCGCGCCGCGTTGAACGGGTTGGTCTAGGAGAACAACGTTCGGGTCGGTCTCGGCTGCATCTACAGTCGTTACTGTCTGGTCTTGGGCTGGGGTAGTCATGGTACTGCTCCTATCAGAAGGCCCGCCGAAACGGGAAAATTTGGAATTTAGAAATTTCTAAATCGAAAAAAGGACTTACATGCCAAGCGCTTTGCGCTGACCTTCCAGACGATCTACGCCGCCGACCTTTTCGATGAAGTTGAGCAGATCGATCTCGATCACCACTTCGCCGTCGACGGTGAGCTTGTAGTAAGTGCAGGTGGTGGTGATCTTGTGCTCGGTGTCTTCACCGGGCTTGGCTTCGCCCATCTCGATGGTCTCGTGACGGCCACGGACCACAATCTCAACGGAGGCAGTGGCGTCAATGTCGTCCTGCTGGAAGGCACCGGCAAAGCGCAGCATTACGCCGCTGGCCTTGGTCATGCCGAACTGCTTGAGCACGGTCAGGTCCAGGCCACCCAGCGTCCATTCGAGCTGGATGCCGTCATCGTTCATGCCAAAGTCGACCTTGACGGGGCCGTTCATGCCGCCGCCTCGGTAGCTTTCCATCTTGCGGCCAAGCTGGGGCAGGGTGACGCCCTTGGCTTCGCCGAGGTAGTTGTAGCCCTCGTTGAAGAGGTTCATGTTTTTCAGTTTGCGGGGCAGGGCCATAGCAGTAGCTCTCCTGGGGCGCGCCTTTCAGCGCGCGTATGCAAAAGGGTTAGGAATTCACGCGGTCGGCAAAACTCGTCAGGTACGAGTCGGTGATGCGCTGCCGCAGGGTCAGGTCTTCCAGAGGCGGGACCGGGGTGTAGTCATAGTCCAGGCGCAGCTGGCCAGCCTTGAGGGTGTCCTTGGTATTTACCTCTTCGTCGTACCAGCACTCGCCGCCGAGCAGGTAGCCCTGGGCGGTGAGGTCGCGCAGCTTGGCGTTGATGCCTTCGATGATGTCGCGGGCCAGGCTCGGATGCATGGGCTTGTCCACAAAGGTGAAATGCGCCTCGGCCATGGTGTCCATAAGCACCTGGGCAGTGCGGGTGTAGTTCTCGAAGGCGAACAGCGAGTCGTCTGTAGTAGTGCGCGAACCCCAGAAGCGGTAGCCGCTCTGGTTGATCAGCGTGGTGACCTCATGGCTGTTGAGGTAGTTGCTGTCGGTCGAGGGGTCCTGCAGGTCGAAGAACACATCCTTGCTGATGCCGGTTACGCCATTGACCGGGGCGTTGGACAGGGTCTTGTGCCAGCCGACCTCCTTGTCCAGTTGCGCACGCAAGCCCAGGGCGCGGGCGGTAGCGTTGGTAGTAGTAGTGGCGTTGGCCGAGGTGCTCCAGGCCAGGAAGTCAGGCCAGAGCAGCATCAGCTCTCGCGCACCGAACTGGTTACGGTAGGCCACCGCGTCTTCCATGGTTTCGCAGTTCCAGG